CGAATGAACGCAGATTTCTTCACTTGCGGCGAAAAAGACCCAAGAATTAGTGCTAAATATATTATTAACGCTTTAGATTCTGAAAAATATCGAATTCGTGTCGTAAAAAGATAAAAAAAGTGGTATAAATAAAAACAGCAAACTAATTGTGTAAATAGTGGCTTCTAGGGCATTCAAAGATATCAATTTATCCTTCAAACGTCATCCTGTGACGAATGATGTGGTAGTGATTCGTGACGAAGATGCGATTAAAAGGTCTGTTAAGAACATAATTTTTACAATTCTTGGTGAAAAACCATTTGAACCCAATTTTGGATCAGTAATCAACGAATCTCTGTTTGATTTAAATACATCATTGAACGAAATACGAGTTGCAGATGAAATTTCTGCTTCTTTACGCAATTATGAACCAAGAATCAGTGATATTGATGTAACAGTCACTGTTGCACCCGATACAAATGAGATGAATTGCACAGTTCAATATCAAATAGTTGGTTTATCCACACCACCACAAGAAGTGGACGTTCTTCTTTTCCCTGCTAGACTATAATGGCTTTCGGACAATACGTTAATTTAGATTTTGATCAAATTAAATCGTCTATCAGAGATTATCTGAGGGCAAATACTAATTTCACTGATTATGACTTTGAAGGGTCGAACCTTTCGATAATTATTGACGCATTAGCATATAATACATATACAACTGCCTATAATACAAACATGGCAGCAAATGAGTGTTTTCTTGACTCTGCGACACTTCGAGAAAACGTTGTTGCACTGGCAAGAAACATTGGTTACGTTCCAAGATCTCGTAGATCTGCAAGAGCAAAGGTATCTTTCATTGTAAGTGGTCTTCTAGAGACTTCAACTCTTACATTGAACTCTGGCATCGTTTGTAATGGTTCTGGCGAGAATACTAACTACATATTTTGCATTCCAGAAGATATTACAGTTCCTGTTACAAATGGTGTTGCAGAATTTAGTAATATTGAGATATATGAAGGTGCTTTCATAACACAGAGTTTTACTGTTGATACTTCTTTGTTTAATCAAAAGTTTATTCTTGATAATTCATTTATTGACACATCAACTATTAAAGTTAAGATTAAATCAGACTCAACAGCGACTTCCTCCGTTACATATCAACAAATTGATAACATAATTGGTATCACATCCACATCAGCATCTTACTTATTACAAGAAATTGAAGATGAAAGGTATGAATTAATCTTTGGTGACAATGTAATTGCTAAAAAGTTATCAAATGGCAACGTAGTTACGGTTTCTTATATTGTAACTGATGGAAGAGAGGGAAATGGTGCTTCAGAATTCAGTTTTGTAGGAAATATTACAAATCAAGATGGTGGATCAATCAATCCATCGCTTATTGGTCTTGTTTCAACGGAAGAAAAGTCAAGAGACGGTGATGAAATCGAATCAATATCATCAATTAAGTATTATGCACCTCGAATTTACTCTTCTCAGTATCGTGCAGTCACATCATCTGACTATGAATCAGTTTTAGGTTACATTTATCCAAATGTCGAGTCTGTGACCGCTTTTGGTGGTGAGGAAATGAGTCCTCCTCGTTTTGGAAAAGTTTTTATATCAGTCAAACCTCGAAATGGTGATTTTCTTTCTGATGAAACAAAAAGAGAATTAGTTCAAAAATTGAAGAATTATGCAGTCGCTGGTATTGTGCCAGAGTTTATCGATTTGAAATATTTGTATGTTGAATTACAAACAAATCCATATTATAATCCAAGTTTGAATGATGATTCAGAAAATCTTAAAACTGGTGTTTCAAACGCATTAACGCAATATTCAAGATCAATTGATGTGAATAAATTTGGTGGTAGATTCAAATATAGTAAAGCAGTGTCATTAATTGACAGTATTGACTCATCAATCACTTCAAATATCACTCTCGTTCAAATTAGACGCAATTTAAAGTCTGTTATAGGTCAATTTGCTCAATATGAGGTGTGTTTTGGCAATATGTTTCATACTCAAGAGAGTGCTTACAATGTAGTTTCAACTGGATTCACAATTGAAGGTGTCACAGGGACTGTTTACCTCGCTGATGAAGTCATTAATCGTGAAAAGGGTCGAATATTCTTCTTCACATATACTGAGGGTGGAACTCCAAATATAATTAAGAAAAATGCTGGAACAGTTGATTATATACATGGTGAAATTCTTATAGATACAGTGAATATACTTTCAACAGTGATTGCAAATAACGTAGTTGAAATTCAAGCAATTCCGCATTCAAATGACATTGTTGGTCTTCGTGATCTATATGTTAAGTTCGATATGACAAACACAACAATTAATATGATTCAAGATTTAATCGCATCTGGTGAAAATACCTCTGGATCAAGATTTGTTCACACTCATAGTTATTATACACCAACTTATACGAGAAAATCAAACTCTCCAGTAACTACTGGTAGTGCGCTTTTACCTTCAACAGCTTCTTCAACTGCAACAACCACCACGTCAGGTGGAACTTATGCTACATCAACCACAACTTCATCAACCACAAGTTCAAGTGGATCTTCATCATCTAGTTCTAGTTCTGGCGGCGGATATTAATGATAGACACCTCAATACAAAGAGTTGAAAT